GTCTAGAAGCATGTTCTGGAAAGGTTCTGTTTTGTTCCAGATAGTCTGTTGTAAGTTTATAGTGGCGCTTTCATTGGCAAGCTGTTGTACGTTCCCTTCTTTCAGTGCATTAATACTTGTGCCTATTTGGGTTTGGAGGTTGAAGTCCTCTCTACTCAAACCAAAAGACCTCTCCATGGCATCGAAGAAGAACTGAGAACCTGCCCCTTGTTTACCCGCCTGTAGACCCTGTATCTTACCAAGAATGGTTTCGAATTTACGAGCCATCTCAGCAGTACTTTCTTTGCCAGTGAATTGAACACCTAGCTTGGCAGCTTTCATATACCCATCACTACCTGCTAAGAACGATTTAACGAATTTAGCGGACGCCTCTTGTAGCTCAGAATTGCCTTGGGACATCATGGCTGCTATTTTCTGAGCGTTCATTGCTGCTTTCGGACCCAACTCAACGGTTGTGTCTATCATCGCGTCCCTCATACTGTTAATGGCGTTTATGAGACCTGCGATAGAATCCTTGTTCTTGACGGCAGTTGTAATTAAATCTTGGGCAAGACCAAGGGAGGCTTCTTCAGATACACCCAGTGCCTGGGTATTAGCCCGCATTAACTGAAAAGAAGTTTTGTTCTGAATACCAAGAACCTTTAATTGAGCGCCGAACTGCAAGGTGTCGTTCGAGAACCTAGTCATTCCCATATCGACGGCGTCACTAAACACCTTTACCATTTGCTCTGCGCCTTGCTGACCTCTGAGGAATCGGTCAGTAGCAGCAGACATACCTTTTGCGGTTTCTCCAGTCTGCCCCAAGGCAGTCGCTAAATCTTGGTTCATCTTCAGCTGATTACCAATCATGGATTTCAGGTTGAACATACCAGCAGTAAGACCTACTAGAGCTAACCCGTTGTCCCTGATAGCGGCGGTATTTTTCTTGAAATTTTTGTCTCGTCTAGTCTCCGCCTCTTCCCTCTTGGCATCACTTTTATCACTTGCAATCTTCGAAAGCAAGTCTATAATTTTCTGTTGCCCAGGGTCGATATTTTCTTCAGCCATATTAAACCTCTACTTTATGTAGGGCTCGTACCTTACTTACGTTATACGTCCTGACACAGCACGAGGGATGACGCTTGGAAGCAGCTTCAATGTCGTTGTACGAAACAGAACCGACAGGTAGTCCACCGAACTCCTTAACAAGTTCCTGACGAATATCCTTAGGAAAATCGTTTAGGTTGACCCCGGTAAAATAAGTGCCTCCTTTTTTGGCAACCCATTTTGGAGAAATCATAATAATTAAGGGTTTAGGGTCAGTAGCACCCTTGGACCTGTAGTGGAAGGTAAATAAACAGCCCTTAGATACCTTTTTCGGCTGTTTTTCCACCTCCTCCTTCGTCGGAAGCTTCCGGGTTGTACCCAAATATTTGGTTTTCAAAATTTTTGCCATTTTATGCGTCAGAACTGATTCAAGTTTCTCTATATTATATATAAAATATAAATTATGGATGATTCTATACGTCTTAGCGAATTCATGGAACAAATAAATTACTGTTTATCTTTAAAGTTTAAAGAAACATGGAGATACAGGTTTTCTACACACTTTATTGAAATATTTCAAGAAAAAGTTTTAAAATCTTTAGAAACACAAAGACCGTTAAAGTTATCTACCCTTGTATCAGCATACACAAAAAAGCATAAATACAGTATCCAGGAAGTAAGAAACTTCTTTGAATTGGTCAGCATAGAGGATTATTATCCTCTTATATACGAAGACTCTAAGTATTTCGTAATGAAGGAAGAAGTTGATTCTTAATACTCAACTGAGTATTGAAACCTTACTTTCAGACCTTAGTTCCTAAGGGGACCTTTTTCTTCGTTGCTTTTTTAGCCTTAACAGCCTCAGTATACTCAGCTAAGTGAGTAGTCGGGTTTTGTTTAGGACACATATCTTTGTACCCACACCAGTCACAGTACTGGTTTACCTGTGGGAAGAAGTCATCCTTTTTTTTCTTCCTAATCTCCCAAATTTTCTGTGTCAGCTTCTTCATGTACATCAAGACATGAGGCTCAGAAAATTTAACATGAACCAATTTGTCCATGTGGGGGTAGTAGTGGGCTAAAGTTATTGAAGCAATAGGGACAGTGTACAGCACCGACACTGCGTAAGCGTATAAGAGCATTTGAGGGTCGTTAAATAACTCCCTTTTGGTAGAGGCTCTTTTGCTTGTCTTGTAGTCGATTACAAGATAGCTCCCGTCCTGACTCTTTACGATACGGTCAATAATTCCGTTTACAGCGTATCCCTGCTTAAGTTCAACCGCAAAAGATTGCTCGGTTGATATTTGTTCACAAGAAGAAAGAGAGTTATTGAATGCAAAGAAGTTGTTAATACACTTCTCAACCTTCATTTCACGCTCTTTGTCGAAAGTGTAATTTGGACGTAGAGTTTTCGCAATCTCGTTAAGCTCTTCCGCTGACGTGCTGGCGACACCGTCCTCAAAAATCTTGTGAATATAAGAACCAAATTGTAAAGCGTCGGTATTGGTAGACTTTTCGGGCAAGTAATCGACGTACTTAAATTTGTACTTCAACTTGCATTCATCGTAAACCTTTATCTTACTCGGAGATACTTTGTTTATAAACATAGTCTTAGCTCTTATTAGTTATAATAGTGTTTTTTTGCTCGATAATATCGCTATTTTTTGCCGGTCTCGTCTGCTATTATATACTTGATGTTCGTCCCAGCCAATGTTATTAAGACCTATCTCTCCGAACTCTTCCCGGAGTCCTTGGAGTCAGGAAGGGAGTTGCGTATTAATTCCATTTTCACGGATGACAACAAGCAAAAACTGTATGTAAATCTTGATTCAGGGCTGTGGACGGACTTCAAATCGGGTGAGAAGGGAAATCTGGTTCATTTAGTGTCCCATATTGAAAATGTTCCGTATCAGTCAGCCAGACATTTCCTAAAACGCAAAGCCTTTGATGCGGGTGCTGACCTTTTCGACGTATCCACCTTGAATGTAGACAACAAGGCAGTCGGCGCTACCCGTACGGTTGAGGGTGATAGCGAAGAATGGTTAGAGGTAAACCCCAAATCTGATATCAACTCTCCCAATAATCTCAAGCGACTCGCCTCCAAGTTCGCTATTGAACGCAAACTAGCTTCTTTTAAGTTTTTTGTGGGACGTACCGGTCGATACTTTCAACGGGTTATTATTCCATACTTTACGGAGAAAGGAAATCCTTTTTATTTCCAAGCCAGAACTCTTGTTAACCGAGACCCCAAATACCTAAATCCAAGCAAGGGTCTCTACGGAATCAAGACTTCTGAGATTTTGTATCCATACGATAAGACTCAGGAGTATGTTATTGTTACCGAAGGTCCACTAGACGCAATGTCCCTCCGCGCAGCAGGGTTCAATGCTACCTGTACGCAGGGCTGTAAGATGTCTACAATCCAAGCTAAGGAGCTTAGAGGTAAGAAGGTAATCCTCGCCTATGATAACGATGAAAGTGGACGAGAGGGCTTCTATGAGGCTCGTAAGAGGATGCTGGCTCAAAGGACCACGAACATCTACTCTTTAGTTCCTCCGAAGGAGCATAAAGACTGGAATGATTTTTGGGTAGCTTCTGACCGCAAGGATTTCGAGGCTTATGTATACTCGAATATCTTCAGGGCAGATTGGGAGCTAGACGCTACCTCACTATTAACTTAAATCTAGGGCTTACGATAGTTTCGTCTGCCACATCATATTGAACAGCGACCTCGTAGACTCCCATGTCCCCTCCAAGTTTCTCATCAGTGTAGAAGGGCGAGATATCATTAGTATCCCATACGTAGCTAATAGTTCCTTGGCTATCTAAAGATACCCCTGCGGACTGGAACCCACCTACACCACTTTCCCCAGTTATCTGGACTCGGGAAGTCAAAACCGGACTTTCGTTTAGTTTGGTGATACTAATTTTTGGGTTGGACAGCAACGAACCTGTCTCCATTAGATTACGAAGATTTTCTTTAATAGGTTCATTGTCTACCACGATTTCAGTCTGTATTTGAAGCCTTTTCTTGCTTCCCAGTTGCACGTACCGTTGAACTAGCTTGTTGGAGGTAGTGACTTCAAGTGGTTCGGTAACCGCAAACGTATTAGCGGTATCCATATTGAAGGTGTTTACATAAATCTGGGCTCTAGAACCTTCGGTATGTACCACAGTCCAGATATCAATATACCCTCCGGTCGCAGAGGCAGTATTGTTGTACAGAGGGTCCCATGTGGGCGAGGCACTTACCGGCCAATAGGCTCCACTAGGTTGAAGAATAACGCTGAAATGACCAGTCTTTTCTTTGAAGATTGAGGACGCGCTGTAACGTAAGTCTCCTGCATAGCTGGTTTCTGCCGCACAAGCACTCAC